CTAATCTTTGAATAATTCGCCAAGTGAATCGGCATTTTTGGCCTGCTCTTGGCTAAGGTAATGCGTATAGTGATAAGTCGATTTTGGATCTTTCCAACGGCCCGTTGCTGTCAGTGCTTTTGCATCCATCCCCCGATATTTTGCTAAGTTTGTTGCAAACGTGTGTGACCCCACCTTATGACTGCTTAGATATTCAATTCCCGCCCGTTCAGCAGTCTTCTTTAAGCGTTTATTTACAGCATGTCGATCGATAAAGCTAAAAACTTTCTCCCTATCCATATAAGGCTTAATAGCTTCAATAACGAAATCTGGCAAATATGCCATGCGCGGGTCTCCGTTTTTTGTTGTGCGCAGATAAGCCTCTTGTGTATTTAGGTTTACATCTGCCGGCCGCAAGTTAAGGGCTTCAGAAATTCGCGATCCTGTGCCAGCTAAAAATGCCACAATGGCCTTTAGCTCGTCTTCAGCTTCAGCGTTAAACTTGCTGAACCACTCCTTGTTTGCCCATTTAGGAGCGGGCCGCTTGGTTTTTGGCATCTTAATGCGTATATAAGGCATCCAATCTAAATCATGGGCATAATGTAGGATAGCGGCCAACGGCACATAGAACTGGCGCTTTATTGTGCTTTTTGAGTGTTTGTAGACTTTCCCGCCTTTTTGCCGTTGATAGCCAGGATAGGCGGCACGGGCAGCTTTATCTATCACTTCCTGATTAATACTGGTTAGGGGGAGTTTTCCAAGCTGTTGCAATATCTGCTTTAGATAGCGGTCTTCACCGCCATTATCCATGTATTGTTCAATTGCATGGGCAACAGTTTTAACGCCTGTCTGTTTCTTATCTAATAAGCCACGTATTTCTTTTTCACGCTCAAAGGCCAACTTTTCAGCGACTGCTAAGACAGTCGTTTCTGTAGTCTCTCGTACACGTCCAAATCCTTTGATTGATCCTGTGATCTGGTAATATGGCGAGCCTTTGCGCTTTGTTGCTTTGAGTGACATCTGTGAACCTTTATGTAGTCTATATCATCCTTTGCGTAAAGCCATTCGTCATGTTCTTTAATGACGGGGTTAATTCCTACTGTCTTGGCGAGCTTTCTAACGCGTCTTTTCTGAATAGAGGGCTCGACATTAACATAGCGATCGGCGCCAAGCAATTCTGCAATATCAGCTTCATTTAGTAGCATCATCAACCTCCTTTAGCATCGCATCCCTAGCTGTTTTAAAAATCCATACTACCATATCACCTTTAGCTACGTGCTTATCTTGTTTCATTTCAGCATCTAGCCAATGCGGTATATCGCGCTCAATCATTTCAAGATGCTTTCTAACCTCATGACCTTTCATACACCGCATATCTCTAGCCATGACAATATCTCTTGGTAAACCGCCCCAAATATTTACATCAGGCTCCCCCATAACCCTATCCGCAATCATCAGGGCTTTGCGGATTGTTTCTAGCGCACCTTGATTAAACGAATAGTCTAGCGGATCACCTTTAAGCGCGACATCGACAAGCTTCTTAACTTTATTAAAATCGCGTTGTTTCATTTTAGAGCCTCAACATTAATTGATTTCACTTTTTCAACAATAAAATCGCCACAATCATTGCTAAATATTCCGATGTTTTCAGGCGCAAGAACCTGCTCAAAAAACCACTGTTTTCCATCTTCGGAATCGCCATACCAAACATCTGGATCATATTCAATTTCAACTGTAATTTTTAAAGTTTTTACCATTCACCCCTCCTTCATTTTGTTTTGAACCAACAGAAACACATTTTCTAAATCGTCTTGCTCTGGCACAAAGCTGCCGTATGGTTCAACGAGATAATCTTTAACATCATCCCGCGCTATGGATATATGTGTTTCTTTTTGCTGTTGTAGGGCTTGAAGTTGTAAGTGGCAATAACTCATAGTCTTTGGGTATTCACCAGCATCAATACACGCTTTAAAAAATGTAATCGCATCATCAATCGCGTCTGTCATTTTGTTTCTCTCCTGTCTTTCAATCCCCAACCACCCATAGCTTTACCGTGACGCAAAATATCTAGCCCGCATTCAGCCACAAAGACCTTTTTGCATTTTGAACATGGCCAGTGAACATTTCCATTCTCATCTCTTGACTCCATGTCATATCCGTAAAATTCATGGGCGCATTTCTTTGGCTTACTGAACCACTTAAACATCCCGCCCCTCCAGTTCTTTCAGTTTTTCGAGGGCTTGTTCAGTGCATAATTCAGCAATGTCAAACTTGTCTATTTCTAGATTTTTTTGAATACACATTAGCAATTCAACAACCTCCCTGATCACCTCATTGTCTGAGCGGGTTGGGGCGTTATCAATGCCGATAGCTGTGGTCTCTTCTGGTAGAGCGTCTATAAAATCCTTGTGCTTTTGCGCTGTCTCGAGGGCGGTGCGGATGGTTTGTTCGTGCTTTAAAATATAATGGCGCAACTTTTCGTAGTAAGCATCTGTCTTTTTGTAGTTGACAGCATCATCAAGATCATCCAAAGCCCGTTGGGTTGCGTCAGTCTTGGTCATTTTGTAGTTCCTTAAATAATTTTTCTGCCATTTCCCGTGCGCGCAATGTAGCATCTTCCAATTCTTCTTTCTGCCAATAAAACCTCTTTAAAGGCCATTTGTCTCGAAACCACATGGGAACTAAATCCAGAATGAATATTTTAAACTTAAACATCATTCACCTTCCTGTGGCGGGGTGGGGAGGTAGCTTTTATAGTTACATATCGCTGATATAGATTTATGATTTGAACCGTACTTTTCAGCCAGTTTTCTATAAGACGTACCCAGTTCTTTACGTTCTTTTCTGATAAGTTCAGCCGTTTCAAAATCCAGTTTTGTATTCGGGCCAGTTTTCCCGTACCAATAGTTTTTCTCGGGGTATCTGCCAGCTTTTTTTGAATGTTTAACATTCTCTGCCTGCGTCACCCATTCAAGGTTTGTGACATGGTTATTTTCGGTATTAAAATCTTTGTGATTGACCACATTCTTATCAATTGGTTTATCTAGCCAAGATAGAGCGACCAATCTATGAACCGATTCTACTTTTCTGGGGCTTGAAAGCCTAACCAACCTATAGGTGCCTTTTGAAAGCCATTGCCTTAATACTGTCTTGCAGGCTTTTTTGCGAATAACGCCACTGTTGTTAATTTCATAGTGCTGTTCCCAACCTTTAACATCCTGCCATTCAGGGGCGCGGGTGTTTAGCCATTCACGAAATTCATCTGCTGTCTTTTCATAGTGATAGATATATCCAATCCGAAAAATACAATCATTGTTCGTGCAATACGCATCATGGTATCCAACAAATTCTCTTATGCCTAGTTTTGACCCACAAAACGGGCAACGCTTAAGTTCACTTCCCATCAATCTCTCCTTTTAAAAAATGCGGTGAAATTTGCACAGACAAAAGATCACGCGCCAGTTTTTGTTGCGGCTCAAGTGCGTCAATATAAATTTGTCTTACCAAGCTGAATAAATCGGCACTAAAACGACTGGCTTCACGGGGGTCTGCTGGTTGCCACCTATCAAAGAAATGTTCTGCCATACTTTCAAATTGCCTCTTTCTAATATCTTTTGTATGTTCTTCAATATTAATCATCAATCTCTCCTCTCGCTTTCCATGCGGCTTGCCATGCCTCCCATTGGTCTTCTGCCAACGTTTGAGCGTAACCATCACCACTTCTTTCAAGTTTTACGTTGTAAGATGACCAACCATCTTCATACCACTCCTCAAAAGCAGACCTGCATTTGGTATCACATATGTTACTATCTTTCTTCATTGCTTAATCTCCGCATTATTAACAATATTATCTGCCATCAAACCCAATGAATTCACCGCATGCTTAACGCCTGCAACAAACGCCTTGTGTTCTGCATCTGTGTTGAACGTGTGGCCTGTGTGTAGCTCTATGGTGGCTTTGTTTTCGTGTATGAGTTTTATGATGTTAGTCATCACCCCTCGCTTTCATCATCGCGTCTGCTATCATGTAAGAACCTTCTGCTATTTCACGTGCATCACTCTCGCTCGTAATGGCCGACACGCTACTGCTGTAAAAAGCCGCGGTGTAAGATTGTAAAGCCTGACCAGCAAACCAGTCGCGCAGAGGTACGCCATTGTTTTTATCCTTGCGTGACCAATCGACTATTTTCATTGCGTCTTCTAATGTTTTATCCATTACTGATCACCTTCTATATACTGCTTAATCCGTTCCTCACCGATCTTTTCGATTGCGTCTTGTGCTGATTGTTTGGTTGGGAAGTAGACGGTATTTGCGCGCTTGTACGTCAGATCAAAATCAACCAAAAAATCGTCAAAGTGAAGTTCGACATAGTATTTATGTTGAGTATGACTACACCAGTTAATAATCCCGTTACCCCAAGCCTCATGCGCCAACCTACGCAATTCTTCATGCGTCTTGATGCTCTCTAATCGACGCTCGGCTTGTTCGCGGGTGCGGAAGGAGTTGCCTATTAAGACTGCTTTATCTAATATTTCTTGATGGTAATTTGCTTTATCATCTATAAAACCAAACTCGTGAATAGAAAAATAGTCTTGGTAGATTTCGGCCTTATACTGCCCCACGACCTCCACAGGCTCCTTCTGCGCGGCATCGTGCTTTTCTTTCAGTTCCGCTAGTTTTTCTTCTAGCTCTTTTATTTCTTTGCTTAGGTTTGTCATCAAATTATCCCTTTCCCTTTTGCCCATGTTTCGGCGTCTAATTGCGTTCTGTGACCACTCATATATATCCGGCCATCATTTCTCATGTCTGCCCTAAACCCTTCGTCTGTGTAATCCTGAAACCAGCACCAAGGCAATATTGGCTCGGCCCTGTCAAATATCAGTTGCCAGTTTCCAACCGCCATTATTATTGTCTCGGTGGGCTTCAAGCTCGGCTTCCAGTCGGTCCGCTTGTAATTTGCAGCGCGTGGCAAGTTCGTCATCGATGTTCCAGTTTTGCAATGCGGTTCCCCGTAACGCATCTATTATCTCCTGCTGTCTTCTTGGTGGATGTGTAAGTTCTTTGTTCATTTCTTTGCTGCCTTTTTCTTATTCTCTCGCGCTATCCTGTTGTAACTGGATTGACGTTCAAAGATTTCGTCATAGAGCTTCAATCTTTCGTTTGCTTTCAACAACTGTGATTGGAATTGTTCTGCAATCTTTTCGTGCGTTGATTTCAGCATTAGCATTTTTTAGCTCCTGTTTAAGTTCCCTGATGGTTTCCTGATAAACAAATTCCTTTGATTTGACTTGTGACTCAATTGCGTCAATTCGCGCGTTACAGTCATCAATAAACTTGTTTAATCTGTCTGCTAAATTCTTGTTCATTCCTTGTCCTTTAAAATTGCCCGGACTTTATCGCTGGCTTTACCGGGCTGGTTTTGGCGTCCTATATTCGATGAAAAACAGAGGATTTCAGCGGCCATGTTGGGGTTTAATCAGAAGGGCACTTCGTCCGAAAAATCATCCGGCGCCTGCCAATCCGAGGTTGAGGGGGCTTGTTGTGAACTCTGGGAAGAAGTCGCCCCCTCATTCGCTTCAGACTTGCTGTCTAAGAGTTGCAAAAATGAGTCAAACGGGCGCAAAACAACTTCAGTTTTGTACTTTGTCACCCCGTCCTTTTCGTAACTGCTGTGTTCAAGCGCGCCTGTAACCATGATCTGCGAGCCTTTCTTGACGTAGCTTGTCAAAACCTTGTTCAGACCTTGGTTAAACGACACACAATTGTGCCATTGAGTTTTCTCTTGTCTGTTGCCTTGCTTGTCTTTCCATGTTTCGGATGTCGCCAGTGAAAAGCTAACAACAGTGTCGCCACTCTGCATCGCTCTTTGCTCTGGGTCTTTTCCAAGTCTGCCGATCAGATCGACGCGGTTTAGTGATTTAGCCATTATATTTCTCCTTTTAATTGGTTAAGCTTTTCCATTAGTTTCTCGTTAAATTCGGTCAGATATTTTTCGAATTTCTTCAAATAGTCTTCATCCCGATAAACACGTATTTGCGCCATTGGCAGTTCAGGGTGGTAGGAAATCCACTCAACCCATTCACGTTCGGCAATCCATATCTGGCCTTGCACCTGCGGCTTGTATTTCGCGTCTATCTCTTTCGCGAAGTACGCTGATAGGTGTGTTTTAGGGCAGGGGCATTTGATTTCGATTGCGCCATCATTACCAACAATTCGGTCCAGTGACACGCCTGCGGTCATATCGTCGTTTGTGATAAAGCCTGTCTTGAACGTCTTCACATCGTTTTGCAGTTCGTACAACGCCGCCGCTTTTGGCTCTAATTCCTTGCCCCGTGCAATCCAGTACAGATTATCCAGAACATTATCTTCATCGCTGCACAGCACTTCTCCCAGTAGCTCATGGATATATTCATCAGCCTGTTTGCTTTGCTGTCCCGTTGGCGTGATGATACGGGAAAATCCTGATCCTGTAGGGATGCCCCTGCGCAGGTCGTACCATTCCTGCGTGCCTTGTTCTACATCGTGCGCAATCATTTCTGCGCCGCCTTTTTGTTCAGGGCCACTCTGGCTTTTTGGAAGTCTGCTGAGCTGATATTTTCCAGCGCATCAACTTCCATGTAATTCAGGAAACCGCTCTTATCGGCTTGGCTAGCCTCCAGCAGGCGTTCAAGCTGCTTAACCTGATTTTCATCGATACGCGCAACCCGTGCCATGTTGCCATCATCGTCTTCATCGCAGGTGACAATGTTAAAGATACCGATCAGCAGGTATCGCTTGGCATAGCTTTCAGCAGACGCCTTGGCCTGAATAGCGTTTTTAGAACCGCTGGCATCAGATGGGAACTCGCGTTCATAGTATTTCGTATGGCCTGCATCGTGCGTGACCTCAGCAAAGTAAACCGTGAAGCCGTCAACTTGGCTTGGCTTTGTGCCGTAGGAAATACCGAACCCATGCTTTGAGTAAATCGGACGGGCCACCTTATCAATGTCTTCATACTTGGCGTATTTTGAATTGTGCGCCTTGGTTGTTTTTGCGATAACCGGCATTTCATTTTGTGCCGCGTTCATTGCTTTGTTAAATGCAATTTCGGCGTTTTTATTCATGACGCGTTCTTGTGCATCCAGCATGCGCTCAACAACGTCAATGCCATTTTCCTGTTGCATTGCCTGTTCAATTAAGCCGTAAAACGGGTCTTCTGTCTGCGTCGTCAATTCTTTACTCATCTACTTCTCCTTCGGGTTTCCTACTTTGTTCGGGTGGGGGCGCATACCAGAGTCGAACTGGCAGTACCTGCTAACGTGATACGCCCCCATAAGTTAATTCCAAGGCTTAACACTCGGCATCGGCGCAACGGGAATAATCCCCATGTCGTCAATCAACTGCGCGTAGTGTTGGGTTAAAAACTTTTGCTTATCACATTGTGTGATGTCCGTTGCCTTAGCCTCATGAACCGACACGACAAACAGTGCCGCGATATAACCCACAACCAGACCTATCAAGATTCCGCGGATCATGATTCCACCATTTCTTTCAGCTTCTTTAAAACGTAGTTTGCGTTTTCTGATTGAACAGAAGCCAAATCTTCAGGCCAATTAAACCCCTCGCTGTTAATATCAACATCATCCATAGCAGACCAAAGATCGTAGTCATCCAGCCACTTCAAAAGCTTTGAAAACGTATCTACAGCCTCTATTACAGCTTCATTACGCAACCGATATCTTGTTTTCCAATAGACCGCGCTGTTTTCTTTCCCGTATGTCATCAGTTAAAACTCCATTCAAGTTGATCCATGCGGTCAAAAAGGTCTTCGGTTTTAGCAAAAAGCGTTTCGTCCAGTTTTCTTTCTTCTTCATCGACCCATGCCTTATATTCGGCAGGGTAGTTGTCTTGCAAATGGCAGGCGTCATCCACAAATGTGTCAAAAATAGTCTTCATGATTTCCCCCAGATTAAAGTGTGCGAGCGTTATGCCAGCGACGCATACGCCATGGCTCGTTACCGTCTGATGGCGCTTTGTCCTCCAGCTTGGTCAGCTCGTGTTTAGCGTCAGACATCAGGTCTTCGAAGATGCTGTCGAGCGTTTCGATCATGCCCTCTTTAGCGTCTTGATCTGTGATGTCGTAACACATTTCGTTAAGTGTATTTTGAAAGCCTTTAGCGGCTTTTAGGATTGTCGTGATTTGATCGACTGATTGTTCGTAGTTGTTCATTTGAGTTACCTCTGTTTTTCATCTTATAAATTTAATGTACAATACGTACACCAATAAGTCAATAAGAAAAAGTACAAAAAGTACACTTTTTTCTGTATTCTTTTATTTTTCTAGGTATAATGGGATTTGCAGACACGGTTCTGCGGGTTTTAGAACAGGTAAAGATGTGGAATAAAAAAACGGGCCACCATATAGGCAGCCCGGAAAATCATGATATCAGAAGCGTTGCAATGGCAATCGCCAGCCGATAGTCAATTTTAATTGTCAGATTTAAATTAAACATGCGTTTAATCCTTACTGACTGTCGGATCCTTCAGCCATAAGGTTGAGGAAATCGCGGCTAGTGTGCGTTACAACCCTGCGCACATAGCATCTCAGGTCGGTTCTTGGGTAAAGCTTATAAAATATACCCCTCGCACCGAGCGGCTAGATGGTTCAAACATCTGCCTTGCAAACTTTCATCGCATCTGGGTGTCCACGTATGGGCCAGTTGAACATGCGAATCGAGTAAGTAGCTTTTATTCTACATCTTGCCTGTGCTGGAGTCTAATTTAAGAGGGTTATTCCGAATTATTGTCTACATATTCCTGAATTTTGAATTGATCACTAACCCAATTGCGCTCTTCATGTTTATCATCGCCAAAAAATGCCATCTTTTCCCAATATCTGCCATTTGCATCCTTAAGTTCTTTGCCATTTTTGCCGACCAAGGTTCTATATTGCCACGTTTGACCAGTAGATGTATCGAGTAAAATTGTACCTACGTAATCGATATTCTGTATTTTAAACCTGTCCGCTATAACTGTTTTTTGCAGTAATGGCACTTCATCTTGTTTGATAATCTCATAATTTGTTACGGCCCACCAAATAGCGCAGGCTAATATTATAAAGTAAATCCCACTTAAAATATTGCTATCCATTATATATCCCTCAATTTTTTCTTTTTAATGCTATCCAATACAACACCCATGATCTCCACTTTCTCCATGCCCGTAGAGGGGCAAGGATCGCCCATATAAGGCCAAGGAACAATTATAGGGGCTTGGTGTGCTGGATTGTCGCTGCTGGGCATTAGAAAAGCTCTGCCAGTCTTTTCCTCTATGCTAAGGCATTTAACAGTTGTTTCGTATTCCCCATTGCGAACACGTTGAACGATTACACAATCACCGTCCATTATTGGACTATTCAATTGATAGGGGTTGATACAGATTAAAATCGTACTTTCTGGAAATTTACGGTTCATAGAATCACCGACAACCCGCACGGCAAAAATATTATCGTTCCCCGCGTATTCTTCCGGAACGGGGATTTTTTCACGGTCATCTTCAGGGTATTCCACAGATTCACGCCATTCACCAGCCTGGACAGGGGCAATGACCTCAATATAGTTCAAGTCAACTTTCTTAACTGTATCTTCTCGCTTTACGCCATACATCAGATATTCTGGGGTCGTTTTAAACGCCCTTGCATATTCTTCTGACTTTTTAGCAAATTCACGGCGCCCGCTTTCATGACTCTTGTATGTGTCCAAACTCCAGCCAAACCTTTCAGCCACTGATGTCTGCGTCTTGAATCCTGCCGCTATTCGGCATTTTGTGAGTCTATCTGCGGGTGTTTCTGTCATATCTAAACCTTACAAAAAAAATAGTGTACAAATCGCAACTTTTTTACTTGATTTTAAAGTGTACAAATTGTACGCTCTTAAACATGGAAGGTTTTAGAGACGTTATAGATATGTGGCCAACCAGAACCGAGCTCGCAAAAGATTGTCAGGTCTCAGAGCAGGTGGTTCATAAATGGCATATGCGAAATAGCGTCGATTCAAAGCACTGGTCAGATTTGTTGTCCAGCGCAAAGAAACGACATCTTTCATCTATTAATGCTGAGCTTTTGATCGAGATATCAGCAAAAAATAAACATAACAACCAACACTTATCATAATCTAAAGCTGTTTGTCAACAGTTCTGTGTAAGTGTTTCAAATGTCGGGGGATATTTGCATGACATTTACAAACAATATCGAGGTAGACGAGTGCCAGCAAGTCTGGATGTACGTCATTAAACAAGCCATTTACGACGCCACATTCGGCACAGTTAAAACGCAAAAGCCTAAGCCGAAAAAGTGGAACCCTTCAAAAGCAACAAGTATGACAACGGCCCTAGATGCACATAATGCGCGTCATTGGTTCACAGGCAACAGCAAGGATTTTCGCCTTGTCTGCGAATGGGCAGGGTTTGACCCGGATCATGTGCGCCAGATGGTGATTAACGTCATGACAGAGTGCAACCAGTATCTACCAGAAAAATATCATTTTAAGGGGGGAGTATGAATTTTCTAGCTTTAGATTTAGCAACGAGAACAGGCTGGGCTTATATGCTGGATGGTCAAGTTTATTCAGGCGTTACAGATTTTAAACGCAAGAAGAAAGACCACGAAGGCGAGCCGTTTCGAAAATTTTACATGTGGTTCAATACTATTCTGAAAGACGCCAAACCTGAAAAGATTTTCTTTGAAGAACCAGGTTTTATGAAGTTCCGCAAAGCAACAGAAATGCGCGGTGGATATGCTGCGATTGTAAAGGGTTATTGTGCAGAGTTAAACCTTCCAATCGAGGGTGTGCCAGTCGGAACAATCAAGAAACATGCAACAGGCAAAGGTAATGCGAAAAAGGCCGATATGGTCGCCGCAATGAAAGCGCAAGGCTTTGATCCAAAAGACGATAATGAAGCCGATGCGCTGGCACTGTTGAAATATATCGAAGTGGTGGGGTTGGCATGACCCAGACCCTGCCGTATCCATTAAACCAAATCGATTTAACATCAAAATCATTCAGAAAACAGGCCAATGAAATCTATTACAAAAGCAGAAAACAAGCCGCTTTTCTGAACTTTCTCGATCCAGCTTTTCAAAACTTTAATCCAATAATTTTAAAGCTTTTCATTGAGGAGCTGGAAAAGACGTATTTCAAGGACGAAACTAAAAGGGAGTATGGGGGGTGACATTACCAGCGCTAAAAAGAAAACTTTCAGAAATTGTAGATGAATACACTGAAAAGTTTGACGCAATCGAAAGTGAAAAATCAGCTTTTGAGGCTGCCGGTAAGAAAGTTAGTTTAGCCACAACAATCGGCGGCACTTACAACCGAACCAGAATTGATACTGGTAGCTTGCATGCTGAAACCATGAAAATGGCATTGCTCAAGTCTGCATGGTGGCATGTTTATAACGGATTAAACATCGATACGATTGCACCTGCGAATGATAAAAAGCGTTTTGAGCAGTTATTAGAAAATCCACCGCCATTTACCATGACGGACATAAAAGACGTCTTTGGCGATTATGTGGCAGACCCATGGGGTAATATATTGCGGGGCTTGGCTGAAGTTTTTGCGGGATTGGATCCTGCATACAAATCACATGAAAAAGTGAAGATCGGCGTAAAGGGCCTGCCTAAGCGGATAATTATTAATGGTGTAAAATCATTTTATAGTTCTGGTGAAGATCGTCTGCGTGACGTTCTAAATGCTTTAGCCGCCTATCAAGGTAAGTCATTGACGGAAAGAGCTGAAATTCAAGCCCTTATTGAGAATGGTGACGCTCTTTTAAATGAATGGGATTACAAAGATTACAGGGGTAAACACATTAGGTTTCCTGCCCGTGGCGTGTGGTTAAAAACATTTCAAAACGGCAATGGGCATCTGTTCTTTGAGCCTGAAACGCTGAAAGATATTAACCGCGCCTTAGCCGAATATTACGGTGATGTGTTGCCGGATTGCCATGAAGCGAAACCTGAAAAGAAACGTGAAAGTACAGAGGTGTCCAAGGATCTGCAATATTATCCTACACCGCAAAAGGTCGTGGATCGTGTTTTAGACGATATGTATCAAGTTAAGGGTGATAAAATCCTTGAGCCATCATGCGGGTGCGGTCGATTTATGGACGCTTTGCGCGATAAGGGCGCTAAAGTCTTTGGTATTGAATTTGATCAGGGTCGTGCAAATGAATGCCGCGCTAAGGGCCACAATGTTCTGGTTGCGAACTTCCTTGAAACCATTCCAACGCAAGAATATGACCGCGTTGTTATGAACCCGCCTTTCTACGGCAAGCATTACGCTAAGCACATTAAGCATGCCATGAAGTTTTTAAAACCTGGTGGCGAGCTGCGTTCAATACTTCCCATTACAGCGAGATATGACCACGATTTAATTGAAGGAATGGGTTTTAAGCATCGCTGGCATGATTTGCCTGTTGGTTCTTTCCGTGAAAGCGGCACAAACATAAATACAACCGTCTTAACAATGTGGCAGGTGGAGAAATGAGCATTAACTACGTCCAGTTTCATATCGGTGACTTTTTATCCGGCACAATGTCTATGAATACGGCAGAGATCGGTGGCTATATGATGATGATCACAGCGCATTACAATGCGGGTGAAAAAGGCTTGCTCGATGATGAAGAAAAGCTGCGCACGATAACCAAGTGCGACCGTAAGACTTGGAATAAAATCAAGGACACAATTCTGGCAAAGTTCTACCTCGAAAATGGGTATTGGAAACACAAAAGAGTGATGGATGAAATTGAAAAAATTAAGTCCAAAGCAGGGCCGGGTCGTCCACAAGTTCATAAAAAAAATGATGACTTGGGGAACACTAAGTCGGTCAAAAAATGCACGACTTCGGAATCCCAACTAAAAAATAAGTCATTGAAAAATAACGATTCCCAAAAAACAAACCAAAAACCAATAACCAATAACCAAGATATAAAAGAAAAAAATACAAAAAAAAGAAAAGACGAACAGACGGAAAATGATTTTGAAATCTTTTGGTCTGAATACCCAAACACAGCCACTGGGGGCAAGGGGGCAAAAACCGAAGCCCGAACAAAATTCAAGAAACTGATCACGAAGGGAGTAAAAGCAAATGACATCATCGAAGGCGCAAGAAGATATCGGAATTACTGCGAAGCCACAGACACCTACAACAAACACGCCGCAACGTTCCTTAACCCCGACAAGCAATTCTGGAGCGAAGACTGGACAGCTAATCCAAGGCAAGCCAGCCCAACCCCTAACCGAAAAACAAGCTACATGGATGAACTCGCAATGGGAACAGCTGGAGCCTATGAAGCGCTATGCGGACAAGAGAGCGATTTCCACTGAATACGGATATGACACCATTGGCAGCAACCCGATAATCGAGGTGCAGGAAATGACGAAGGAACTGGAAAGCTTTTATCAACACGCTAATCAGCCGGCATCCCGTGATCTGATCCTTGGGGCGATTACGCGTCTGGCGGTTCACAAGCGCATCGATGGGGGCAATTCACGGATTAAGGTTATCACCGAAGACCTAGCCCGTGATCTGCAAGGCGTGTCCGAGTGGGTCGTGAAAAAGGTTTGTGATGATTACCGCCACGATCCGTCACCGTTCTTTCCAACCGTGGGCGATTTTGTGCAAAGGGCGTCTGATCTACAAAGCCTGGTCGGTTCAATTCGCGTTAAGGGTGGCAAGCCGATGCAAAGACCAGAACAGACCGAGGTTAAGCCTAAGGATAATTCGCAGTGGGTGAAAGACCTTTGCACAGCATACCCGAACAAAGATTACAGCGTGATTGAGGTTATTCCAAAGATTCACGCGCTGCTGGTGAAAAAGCCCGGTATCTGGATTTTGGAAAAGATGGCAGAGGAAGTGCCAAGCGTTCCGTTTGGTGAGTGGTTGGATCAAAAAATTCAAAGTGTGGCATAGGCGAAAGGGGCAGGGGATGAGTGAGATTGATTTCGAAGTATTGGCTAGGCGCAACACACAGGGCGAGGGAGTGTGCAAGCGCATGGTCAAGCTGTCAGGGGAACGCAAAGCGCACGAGGGCTTCATGTGCAACATTCATGCGAAACTGTTGGATGCGCTCGACATGACGCAACAGGACGCGATGGTTGATATTATCCTAGGCTTTGAGGGTTTGACCCGAGGCATGGGGGTAAAGGTTGGATCGTACGGGCCACGCGTAGACAAGTCTTACAGCACCGGATCACGCATGATGGAGCTGGAGGGGTTGTACGTGCAATGGTCAAAGCTTTGCCAGGTTGAGCGCGTATCACACGCAATGGCGATGGATTCAGTTGCGTACGGCAAGTCCTTGCGCCAGATCGACCATGACCGGCGACAACGGACAGGAACGGCAAAGTCAAACCTGATTGATGCCCTTGACCTGTACTGCAAAATGAGAGGATGGAAGCGATGACTGACAATGTTGTTAACTTTGGGGATGCGAAAGCCAGCAAAGAAGATGTTCTGCTGTGTGAGTGTGATAGCCAGATATTTTCGATTATCGAGCTGGGCGGGGAGATATTGGTCGAGTGTAACGGCTGTGAATTGCTTTTCCGACTGAAAGACATCAAGGAAATATTCAAAATGGCAAAAAAAGTTTAATTCAAAATCAAAGGCTTAGAACAAAAAGAGACGAAAACGAGAAAAAACTTGAATTTTTACTTGCAAATCGGGTAACAAAAGTGGTATGATATTATCAAGCTTAGAAGTGCGTCTGGAGACAGGGGCGCTTTTTTTATGCCTATCTACCATGATGTAGAAAAGGTTACCGTGACGCCCAGCGTCTTCGGTCAATGATTAGCTCGGTAGGCCGCTCTACGATGCGTACCGGGCCGCGATTTCAGGTCAGTTCTAGCGAGCTGGCCTTTTTTTATTCCCCCAAGCCCTGCGGGTGCGGAGTAACTCCCAGATCTCCCCCGTGGGGCAACTTTAACCAAACAGCAGAGAGACAATGGCAGACCTAACCGAAAAACAGAAATTATTCTGCAAGGAATACATGGTCGACCTGAATGCAACACAAGCCGCAATACGTGCCGGGTACTCTGAAAATTCAGCCAAAGAAATCGGTTGTGAAAACTTAACAAAACCTAACATACAAGAATATCTGGAAAAACAGATGGCCAAGCGGTCGGCAAAGACTGAAATCACGGCAGAGTACGTTCTGGAAACCATCAAAGAAACGATGGAAAAGGCTGTTAATGCAAGTGATTTGCCAAACACCTACAAGGGCGCTGAATTGCTGGGCAAGCACCTGAAACTATTCACAGACAAAATCGATCTTGGCGGGCAGGCTGGCAATCCTGTTGAGATTGTTGAAGTCGGATATGTCACAGCGAAAGATAAGGATTAACATCCCCGAAGCCTTTAAGGGCTTATTCGATCCATACCGCTTTAAGGTTTTCTATGGCGGCCGCGGCGGGGCAAAAAGCCATAACTTTGCACGGGCTTTGCTGGTGCTTGGCATGCGGGGCAAAATCAGGGTGCTTTGTGCAAGGGAATTGCAAAACAGTATCACGGATTCCGTTCACAAGCTGCTGGCAGATATCATTTACAGCCATGGGCTTGAAAGCTTTTACACCGTGCAAAAGGCGACGATATTCGGCCGCAACGGAACGGAATTTATATTCAAGGGGCTGAAACACAACGCAACCGAGGTGAAGTCAACCGAGGGGATTGATTACTGCTGGGTAGAGGAAGCGGAGAAGGTTTCAGACAATAGCTGGGAAGTTTTGATACCGACCATCCGTAAAGCCGGTTCGGAAATCTGGATATCATTCAACCCGAAAAACCCGACTGATCCAACGTATATCAGGTTCGTGGCAAATGCTGACGACGATATGCTGGTCAAAAAGGTTAGCTGGCGCGATAACCCGTATTTCCCGGATGTTCTGGAACAAGAGCGCAAAAGGCTGGAAAAGCTTGACCCTGTTGCATATGCCCATATTTGGGAAGGGGAGTTTGACGAAAGATTCCATGGTTCGGTATACGCCGAAATCCTTAAACAAAGCCAAGAGGCAGGGCGCATTAGCACAGTGCCGTTCAAGGCAGGCATACCCGTCATCACAGCGTGGGATTTGGGTCACAGCGATTCAACGTCAATATGGTTCGCGCAAAAGATAGGGCTTGAAATAAGGGTTATTGATTTTTATGAAGCCAATCATCAGCCGTTATCGCATTTTGCCGATATCATCCGTGAGAAGCCGTACAGCTATGACACGCATTACTTGCCGCACGATGGCAGACATGAACGTTTGGGCATGCAGGGTTCAATCAAGGACCAGCTTGCAGAAATGGGCGTACCATGTGAAACCCTGCCACCAATGACGTTAAATGCGGGGATAGAGTTAACCAGAGCGCTTTTGAACGAGTGCTGGATAGATAAACAAAACTGCGCTGAAGGTCTTCACGCGCTTCACCATTACCACTTTAAATACGATGAAAACAAGGGGCGGTTTAAAGACAAGCCCGAGCATGACTGGTCATCACACGCAAGTGATGCAATGCGATACCTTGCTATGGCATTAGACAGTCATCAGCCGGAAACAGAATCTACACCATACGCGCAAAATCATTACAGCGCGGGTTCATGGATGAACTAAGGACAATCTTTACATGACAGACGACAAGACAGAAAACACGGATGATTCCGTGATTAAGACCGCTTTGGATCGATTCAAGTGCCTGGAAGACTTGAACGATGAAAATTACAAGCGCGGTGAAGAGGACGTGGAATTTGTACTGGGCGACCAGTGGCCCGAGCAAATTAAGAATGAACGCCTGTCACAAGGGCGTCCATGCCTGACCGAAAACCGTTTGCTGCCATTTGTGCATCAGGTGGTCAACCAGATCCGCCAAGCCCGTCCGGCAATTCGCCCGAAACCCGTTGATGATGCGGCCGATGTTGAAACCGCCGACATCTTAGCGGGCATTATTCGCAATATTGAAACCGTGTCAGATGCCGAAAGTGTTTACGACCGGGCAGCTTATAACGCCGTTTCAGCGGGTATCGGTTGGATCCGCATTGTCACGGATTATGCAGATCAGGACAGCTTTGAGCAAGAAATCCGCATTGAAGAAGTTATGAACCCTTTCAGCGTGTATCTTGATCCTGATGGCGAGTATGGCTTTGTATTCGATGACATGGACAAGGACGACTTTGAAGCGGCCTATCCAAACGCCAAGGCTGAAGGCTTTGAGCTGAACGACAAACATGCAAGCTGGCTGCAAGATGACAAGGTTCGCATTGCTGAATATTACTACAAGGATTACGAGACAAAGACGCTTGTTGAATGGTCGGGCGGTATTCAGATGGAAAATGTTATTTCCTATTCTGAAGACGTACCAGAAGGCGCCGAAATCATCCAAGAGCGCACAGTTGAAATACCGAAAATCAAATACTGCAAATTGACTGCCGCTGAAGTTTTAGAAGAAACCGAAGTTCTGGGCAATTTTATTCCTTTGGTTCCCGTCAAGGGCTTTGAAACGTGGGCAGATGGCAAATGCCAGCTTTATAGCCTGATACACCAAGCCAAAGACCCGCAGATGATGTTCAACTTTTGGAAAACAGCATCAACAGAGGTTATCGCATTACAACCCAAAGCGCCGTTTATTGGTGCAAAGGGTCAGTTTAAATCAAACCCCCGCGCATGGCAGAACGCCAACCGAGAGAATTATCCATTTTTAGAATATGACATGGTGATTGACCCCAAATCAGGGGTTCCCGCACCACCACCACAAAGACAAGCCCCGCCATCATCAACAGGCGCACAGTTGCAGGAAGCTATGGCGGCCGCAGATGGCATCAAGGCGTCACTGGGCATGTATGACGCGTCACTGGGCAATCAAACCAATGATATTTCCGGCAAGGCTATTATCGCCCGTCAGATGGAAGGGGATAACGCAACATTCCACTTTATCGATAACCTGTCAACGGCCATGAAAAAGGTTGGGCGCATTCTGATTGACCTGATCCCGAAGGTTTATACCGAACGCCGTATCTTACGCATTTTGGGCGAAGACGGCACAGAAGAAATGGTTCCGATTAACCAGCCCTATGCCAAGAACGAAAACGGCGACCGCGTACCCTTGGGGCAAGGTATGCAGATGGCAGGCGTTTTTGACCTGAAAGCAGGCAAGTATGATGTCGTGGTTGAAGTTGGTCCCGCATATGCAACCAAACGTCAGGAAGCGGCGAATGCATTGATTGAAATTGCACGTGTGCGCCCTGAATTATTGGATGTTGCTGGCGATATCTTAATCAAGTCGCTGGATGTACCACACGCGCAAGAACTGGCAGACCGTATACGTGCCACAATGGATCCTGCATTGCTGGGCGAAGATCTTGAAGCCAAACGCTTGCAAATGATGACGCAGGGTATGCAGCAGCTTGAACAGCGCCTTGCTGAGACACAAGCGGCCTTAGACGCCAAAAAGAACAATCAAGCCTTTGAAAACCAGTTAGAAGCCAAAAAGCTAGAACTTGAAGCGCAGAAAACACAAGCCGACATCGCCAAAACCATGGCCGATATCGAGAAAATCAAAACAGAAACACAAGCGCAAATACCGGCAGAGGTCATGCAAGACCTTGCCAGCGCAATCACAGATTTGAATGCCCGGACAATTGATATTGAAGGGGCTTTCGATGCTTTTCTTTCCGCACAGGAAATGGAAGGGGCTACTGGCGAGCCTGTTTAATCCGCCTGCATTTACCACATAGGAGAACCGCACAATGAGCGATGAATCATTGCAAGGCGAAGTCGTCGAGACTTCTGCTGTGTCCGAACCTGTTGAGGACGTAAAAGAACAAACTGCGCAAGATGACACCACAGATCAGGCGGTGGAATCGGATTCAAATGAACAGCCCGAAGCTGACGAACAAGCGGAGCCGAAGGATAAGCCGAAAAAAGAGCTGACAGATGCCGAAAAGAAAGCTTATGCCCTCGAGAAACGCGTTGCCCGTCAAACAGCTGCTTATAACGAGTCACAAGAGAAAATCCGTGAGCTAACGGAACAACTATCAAAGCTTCAACCCAAGCAGGAAGACAATACCCCGAAAGAGGATGATTTCGATACTTGGGAAGAATATCAGGACGCACTTGTCGAGCATAAAGCCGAACAGCGTTTACGTGAAAAGGAAACCGCTGAAAAGCAAAAGCAATTGGCACAAAAGCAATACGAACAGTATGCCGCAGCCGAGCGCAATTTCCAAGAACGTGAACAGGCTTTCAGACAAGAGCATGCCGACTATGAAGAAAAGGCAGATGCATTTATTGAAATGCGGAACATGTATGTCGATAAACGCGGCGCACAAGACCCGACATTGAATGCCATCGGTCAAGTCATAGCGGAGACTGATATGGGGCCGGCATTAATCCATCACCTAGGCGGCAACGCTGATCTGGTTGATGAATTGGTGACAAAGACGCCAGTTCAAGTTGCCTTTGCATTGTTCGAATTACAGCAAACCCTTTCTCAAACACCTAAGCCTGACACTGAAACCAAACCTAAACCAATCAAGCCGCTGAAAGGTTCCGGCAACCGTTCGCCAAACCCGAACGAGATGTCAACAGAGGAATACATGAAGTGGCGTCAAGCTAAAAGGAAATAGTAAATGACTTCAAATACACTTTTGACCATCGATCAGGTCACAAATGAAGCTCTGCGTATTCTGCACCAGAAGCTGAACTTTGTAGGCTCGATTAACCGCCAATATGACGACTCTTTTGCGAAAAAAGGTGCAAAAATTGGCTCAAATCTACGCGTTAAACTGCCACCTCGCTATACATCGGCAACAGGTGCGACATATTCCGCAAACAACACTGTTGAGAACTATGTGAACGTTCCATGTTCTACCCAGCGCCACGTTGGTATGGACTTTACATCTAAAGAACTGACACTGGACATCGACAAGTTTGCTGATGAGTTCCTGGAGCCCGCAATGGCACAGTTGGCAGCTGACATGGAATCTGATGCCATGAACATGTACAAAGATGTATCTGCGCAAGTTGGTACGGCTGGTACGGTTCCGGCAACTTTCAAAGTCTTGGCTGAAGCTGCGGGTAAAATCCGTCAAAACGGCCTTGTTAATGATGACAGTCTGACAGCTATCCTGAATACGGATGCGCATGTCGAGATGTCTGATGCATTGAAAGCCTTGCAAAATCCATCGAAGCAAATCGGTGACAACTACAAAAAAGGCCTTATCGTCAATGAGACAGGTGGTTTCAAGAACATCTTTGAAAATACGATGATTCCTGTTCACACCAACGGCTCACAGGGCGGCACTCCTTTGGTTGATACTGCGGCTGCAGCTGACGGCGACACCACAATCCACATTGATGGTGTTACTGCCGGCAATACTTGGACTGAAGGTACTGTCTTTACAATCGCAGGCGTATACGCTGTTCACCCTGAAACGCGCGTTTCTACAGGTAAATTGCAACAGTTTGTTGTAACAGCCGACGCAACGTTTACAGCGGGTGAAGCTGATGTTCCTGTGTGGCCAACGCTGCAATCAACAGGCAACTTCAAGACAATCAATGCATTGCCAGCCGATAACGCGGCAATCACATTGGAGTCAGGTTCAGCCAGCACAGGCTATGCACAAAACCTTGCATTCCACAAAGATGCCTTTGCGTTTGTGACTGCTGATCTGGTTAATCCAAAAGGTAGTGTCGAGTTCGGCGCGCAGAAACAATATGACGGATTGTCATTGCGTATTCTGCGTCAATACGATGCACGCACAGACGAGTTCATCACTCGCGCTGATGTTCTTTACGGTTACGCGACTCTGCGACCAGAGTTGGCCTGCCGTATTACTGCATAAATCAATTAAGGGGAGGGGGCTTTATGCCCTCTCTTTCTTTTCAACGAAAGGATTTTCAATGTCTATCTGGATGTACAAAGACGGCGAAGCAAAGCTGTTCGAGAACAAAGAAGACGTTCCAAAAGGCTGGGCAGATAGCCCAGCAAAATCACAAGATAAACCAAAGGCTGAAGACAAGCCAGCGCCTAAGAAAGGCAAGAAATAATCATGACAACCGCCCGCGACATCATAGAAATCGCACTGCGTAAAATCCACGTTCTAGGGCGTGGACAGTCGTTGCAAAACGATGAAGCGCAAGATGCGTTGACAGCATTAAACGATATGCTGGCATCATGGTCTGTTGAGGGCGGTTATGTCTTTACCGAGACAACAGAGACATTCAACCTGACATCTGCGGCCAGTTATACAATTGGCAGCGGGGGGGATTTTGATACAGATCGCCCGTTTGAAATTGTCAGCGCTTATGTATCGGATGCATCGACGGATTACCCGCTGATGTTGATTGACCAGAAAGAATATTCACGGATTAGTAATAAGACGATTGCCGGCGTTCCTGACCAGCTTTACTTTGACAATAATTACCCGCTTGCAAATATTAAGCTTTATCCCGTACCAAGTGCGGCCAATACATTGACCCTGAACAGCTATAAGCCCTTAACATCTTTTGCGGGGCTATCAAATACCGTCAATTTGCCCCCAGGTTACAACAGGGCGCTTGTCTTTAACTTGGCGGTTGAATTGGCGCCTGATTACAGCAAAGAGCCTACAGGAACGGTTTTAAGCGTTGCCGAGCAATCTAAATCAATCATATTCACATCCAACACGCGCAACGACAAATTCATATCATCAGTCGATACAGCGCTATTACAGAATTACAGCGATTATAATATATATCGGGGGTACTAAGTTATGCGTATTCCCTTTGTCGGGCCATCCTATCAGATGGATGCCCGTTCTTTTGACGTACAGCGTACAGTAAATCTTTATCCGTTAATGGCCGAGGTTCAAGGAACTAAAGCGGTAACAGCATTGCGCGGCACACCGGGCAGGGAACTGTTCGCAACAGTTGGTGGCGGGCCGATACGGGGTTGCATCAGTTCAACGTCTGGCCGTGCCTTTGTCGTGTCGGGTGATAGTTTTTACGAGATTTTAAGCGACGGCACTTCAACAGATCATGGGTCACTGAATACGCAAACAAATCGTGTCAGCATTGCCGAAAATAGTACGCAGATCATCATCGTTGATGGTCAAGATGGCTGGATATTTACCAAGGCAACGGACACATGGGCGCAGATTGTCGATGTAGACTTTCCGACCTGTTCGATTATCAGCTATCAAGACGGGTATTTCCTGACGTTTGAAGACGGATCACAAAAGTTTTATATCTCTGCGCTAAACGATGGCACAAGCTGGGACCCGCTGGACTTTACAAGCGTTGAAAGTTCGCCTGATGATTTAACGGGCATCATATCTGATAACGGTAACGTCTGGCTGTTCGGCAACAGATCAGTTGAGGTTTACCAAAATACAGGAAACGTTGATTTCCCGTTTGAACGTATTGGCGGGGCCATCATCCAGACTGGATGCGCGGCTGGCTTCACAGTACAGAAATTCGATAACACAATCGCATGGCTGGGCGTTGACGAACAAGGTCGCGGCGTTGTTTGGAAAGCTGAAGGATATCAGGCCAGACGCCTATCAACACAGGCCATTGAAAGTAAAATTAACTCTGTTGAAAGCTTTGACGGGTCATATGCGTGGGTATATCACCAACAGGGACATATTTTTTATGTTCTGCAAATTAAAGGGCTTGATACGACTTTCGTATATGACGGCTCAACAGGCTTATGGCACGAAAGACAATATCAGGATGCAAGCCTAAACGCACGTAAACAAGACCGTGGGGCATGTCATTTCTTTTTCAACCAAAAGAATCTGGTTGGTGATACGGAAACGGGCAAGATTTATAACATGGCGCTGAATATCTATGCAGATAACGGCGATGAAATCATTCGCGAGCGTATTTGCCCGCATATTCAAGACGAAAAGCGTGTTATCGAGCATTCATGCTTTGAATTGGACATGGAAGTTGGCGTTGGCCTGACATCCGGTCAAGGTTCCGACCCGCAAATCATGATGCAATATAGCGACGATCAGGGTTCAACCTATTCAAACGAGCTATGGCGCTCAATTGGCAAAAAAGGCCAGTATTCAACGCGTGTAGATTGGCGTCAATTGGGTCAATCACGCGATAGGGTTTACAAAATCCAGTATTCGGATCCGACATTTATACAAATTAACGAGGCGTATTTAAATGCCACTTAATAAAGCACCGATACAGGCCAAACCGATAAACGATAAAACGGGCTATACTAATACGGTATGGGTTAAATGGTATGCATCAATCGTCCGATTGCTGGCACGTATACGCAATAATGGCACAATTGAGCCTGTCACCTTAACCGATGCACAGGCAGAGAATAATTCGATTTACTACAGTTCAGATCAAGCAAAGCTGGTTTACAAAGACAGCGGGGGGACGGTGAATGGCCTCTATTAGAGTGGCCGAACGCGACGACTTGCCGCGGGTTGTGGCATTGATAATGGAACGGGCGAAAGAGTTCAAGTTTATGAACTTTCCAAAGCCGGATATCAATGTGGTCGCAGATACGGTTTATAAGAATTATATGCTGGCCCCGTGCTTCGTCATGGAAATTGATGGCAAGATTGTCGGATGTGCCAGCCTGACATTAACAAGCTTTGGATGGTCAAAACAGGTGATTTTGGCGCCATTTATGGTCTACATCCAAAAAGCACACAGAAGTTTAAAACACACTAAAGCGATATATAAAGCCATTCAGGAGTATGCAGACGAATGGGAGCTTTTATATGTCGATGATTACATAGCAACAGACAGGATTGAAGCCAGACAGAGACTTATGCGGGGCATGGGTTTCGATATTCAGGGCTTTATGCTGACATATAAAGGAGAGTACTAAATGGGCGGTGGCAAAGGCGGCGGCGTTGATACATCAGGCATGGAAGCGGCAGCGCGTGAATCAAACGCATTGCAGGAAAGAATTTACAATGAAAGCGTTGAGCGTGGCATGCCCTTCTATAAGGGCGGAAAAGCTGGCTTTGATATGCTTATGGATTATATGGGTGTGCCGGGCGGTGCATCAATGCAAACGCGTGGTCAAATCCGTGAAGAATTATTGCCTGAATATACGACTTCAATCACGAATAATGCGGGCACTGATCCTGTCTATTATAATAATAGCGGTGGAATTATTAGTGCTGATAAGCTTATAGATGATCCGGGCGGTAGTGACAAGAAAATGTACTACGCAAACGGAATGAACCATTTTGCAAAAATGCTTACGCCAGGAGCAACTCAAACTGATCAAGTTGATTACGATGGATTAAACGCCGCCATTGATGCCCGCCTAGCAGGCCAAGAGGGTAGCGAGCCTGATTATTACGGCTCATTATTGAAGCCGTTCTCTATGGATGATTATCAAGCTGATCCGGGCTACCAATTCCGTTTGGATGAAGGTCAAAAGGCTTTGGAACGCAGATTGGCCGCACAGGGCAAAACATTTAGCCCCGAAGCTGCGAAAGCTTTAATGGGGTACAATCAGGGCATGGCAAGCCAAGAATACGGCAATGCCTATAACCGCTATAACATGGATCAGGGCAATACATTTAACCGCCTTGCATCAATTGCCGGCATCGGCCAGACGCAAACAGGACAGATGGCTGGACTGGGCCAAAATTACGCCAATGCAGTCGGTCAGACAAACTCGAGCCTTGCAAACGCACAAGCGGCCGCAGCACAGGCAGATGCAGCCAATAAAGGTTCAATGTTTAATTCTTTGCTGGGTATGGGTGCAAACCTTGGTAGCTCTTACATGATGGCAACAGCGCTTTCAGACAGAGACTTAAAGGAAAACATTAAATATCTGCGCCAAGAGAAAGGCCAGAATATCTATGAATTTAACTATAAAGGGCGCAAGGAACGCTTTGAAGGTGTTATGGCACAAGAGGTCATGGAAAGCCGCCCAGATTGCGTTGTTATGCGTGACGGGCATTATACGGTTGATTATGGGCGCTTAGGATTACAGATGAAGGAGATCGGATAATGGTTGCAACATTTGATGGTAGTGCTTTCCTGCAAGGCGCAAATATGCAGATTCAAGACCGCCAAAACCTGATGAATAACTTTTCGCGCTTATTATACGGAATGCAACAAAATAAAATTAGACAGGATGCGATTGCACGTGCAGAGGCGAAAGATGCCGCGGCACAGGCGATGGACCCGCAAACCATCTTAGCCGATATTGAAATGGGCAAAGATGTTTCGCCAGATCGCATGGCCCGATTAAAGGCGTGGGATAAAATGAATACCTCAAAAATGGGACAAGATCAATGGGGGCGTACTTATCAAGCTAATAGATCAGTTTTGCCCAGCCAAACGCCTGACATAGTTTCACAGGGCCGCAACACTTTTGGCGCTGTTGCAGGCACACCACCAATTGTTCCTAATGACATGCCCATTCAAGATGTTCAGCCGCAATCTGGTGTTTATCAATCATTGAATCCAATGGCGCAAACGCCTGCCGGACAGATGGAATCTTTTAAGAACGAATTAGACATTCAAAAAGATATCATTATGGATGAAAGAAAAGCTGACCGTGAACGCGAAGCAGAGGCTGGTAAGGAAAAACTTTCTTTGGAAAATCAAGCCGCTCAACTTGATAGCCTGGATGAAGAAATTGACAGAGCAATTGAGCAGACAGATTGGAAAAGTGCAGGCGCGGCAAGCTTCACAGGCATGGTTGGTGGAACGCCAGCAGCTGATTTGGAAGCCCGTCTGAACACAATCACAAGTGATGCTGCCCTTGGGCGTTTGGCAGAGCTTAAAAAAGAGGGTGGAACGCTTGGCGCTGTTAGTGAAAAAGAATTGGCCTTACTTGGTAGCGCAATAACTGGCCTAACACAATCACAAAGCCCCGAACAGCTAAGATTTAATTTGAAAAAATACAAAAGGGTTCGCCGTGAAAGCTTTGAGCGTGTAGCGGATGCCTATAAAAAGAAATACGGTACAGATATAGATTTTGCCGCCTCTATTCCACAAGAGACTGAACAGTCGTCAAACCCTAGCCAGACTAGAAAAGACCTAAGCCAGTACAGCTTAGAAGAACTGAAAGCTATGGTTAAATAATGTCATTCAATAAAGCTTTCGAACATTTAATGCAGGCTGAAGGTGGCTATGCAAACAGTAAGCATGACCGCGGTGGCGAGACATTCTATGGCATTTCATCAAAATACTACCCCAATGAAGTACGTAATATAAAACGCATGGTGGATTCTGGACAAGATCCATCAGAATACGTGCGCGGATTTTACAAGCGCGAGTTTTGGGATGCATCTGGTGCTGAAGACATTGGCAACCCGTCATTGCAATTAGCCTACTTTGATACGGCAGTTAATAGCGGGATTGGAAAGGCAAAAGAGCTTTTGCAAAACGCATCATCTACAAATGATTTCTTAGACAAAAGGCAGGAATTTGTGAATCAGATAATTGAAAACGACCCTTCACAGGCTGAATTTCAAAATGGCTGGAGAAACCGAATTGATGGCTTGCGAGAAAGTGATGCCCCTGCATATAGCCAAGAGGATATTTTGGCAGAGATTGCAAGACGCGAGGGCGAAGAACAACCGCAGGAAATGCCATATTCACAAGATGAAATTCTGGCCGAGATCGAGCGCAGAGAACAAGAACAATACAGCCCGCTACAATCCGCTGGTTTAGGCTTGGCGCAAGGCGCATCATGGGGCTTTGCCGATGAAGTCGGCTCTTATGCTAAAGGTTTATACGATGGCGTGACAAATTTAAGCGTGGATGCTGGCATTCAAGGCTATAAAGATGCTATGCAAGAAAGCCAGAATGCGCTACAATCTGCACAAGAACAAAATCCCGGATCCTATTTAACTGGCGAGATCGTCGGCAACTTGGCAGGATTTGGTGGGGTTGCAAAAGCAGCGCCCGGAGCTGTAAAAGGACTAGCAAACTTTGCGAAAAAAGGTAAAGCACAGACAGCAGCAACAGCCCTTGGAACTGGTGGAATATCGGGGGGTGTATATGGAGCCGGAACGGGCGAAGGAACTCTTGGAGAAAGAGCAGAAAACGCATTGGTTCTGGGACGTTATGGTGCCGCTGGGGGCCTTGCTGGTGCTGGTGTTGGCGCAGTAGCAGGCAAGGGTTTAAACGCTTTAAATCGTAAATTCACTTTAACAGAACGTGTTCAAAACTTAATCGGTAAGAAAAACTTACCGGCACCTACATCTAATCCAAACACACCTACGAAAATACAAAAAGCCACTCCTGATGGTTATACATTACCAAAAGGCGCCGCAACTGAAGATGTTGATTTAATGCGTGTTGAGGAAGCGGCCAGACAAGGTAATTTAGGTCAGGAAGCGCAAGCAGCTATTACACAAGTTGACCAGCAGTTTCAAGATCAGGTTCAAAAAGCTGTTAAAGGTTTTGCGGGTAATAGCGATGAATTAAGTGATGACATCATAGCGAAAGCCACAAACCAAGTCAGACGCCGCTTTAATGCCCAAAAAGCATTACAAAACAAACTAATGAATGCCCGCAATGATGCAATAGGCCGTTCCAAAGTCTATAAGGGTTATACACAATCTACACTTTTGAAAGATGTGCAAGAAATCACAACGGATCCAGAGTTCAGCGCATCTATGGCGATGGCCGGCGATGAAAATGCCATTAAAAAGTCTTTAGTATTTTTAAATGATATATTGAAAAAAGACGGTGATTCAATTCGCTTTGCAGACCTTGCCGGATGGCGCTCTGCCTTGGGTAAAATCAACCCTGCAAGCCCCGAATATCAGATCAGCAAGCCTATCCGAGCCGCCTATGATAATTGGCTGGAAAATATCAACCGCAATGCGATTAAAGCTGGGGATGATGAACTGGTCGATAAAATCTTTAAAGCGAATAAAGCGTACAAGGATTTCAAAGAAACATTCGGCACAAATAAATTCCGCGGTCAGTCTAAAATTCTAGAAGATATTCTGCAAAAAGACGAACTAACACCTTATCAGCTTAAATCAATGATTATGGGGGCTTCTAGCAAGGGCAAGGCAACATCTGGGCAAGTTGTTAAGCGTTTGATTAATACTTTACCTGAAGCCCGTCAAGAAGCGTTTAAAACTGACTTACGCAAAGGTTTGTTTGCATCAGTCCTTGAGGATTCAACAGATGAAATGGGCAATATTAAATTGGGCAAGTTAAAATCAGAGCTTGTTAAGCTAAAGAAGAATGAAGCGTTTCATAGGTATTTAGCCAATGGTCAAATGAAACAAGATTTAAACGAATTGACCTTTAATCTTGAGAAATACATCAAAGCACAGTCGCGAAAAGACGTATATGCGCCATCTGCGCCTGCTGTTGCACGTTATGCCAGCGCAATACTTCAAAAACTAAGCATGATACCGACCGGGGCGGGCAATCTTATTTTAAGGCCAGCTGCGGGGGCAATTGATTCAGGTGCCGAAAACCTAACTCGCACCAAAGGTAAGAAAATATTATTCGAGCAAAGCCTGAAAGACATCAAAGACAAATTGATAAATGAATCCAAATCAACTGCCAAAATTTACGGCGCATCTGCTGGTGGTGTAGGAGCCGCCGGCACTGTTAATCCAGGAGACTAAAACATGGCTAAACTAGCACCTTATGGCCCGTTCAGAGCGCTGGACGGGGATGGAAACCCTTTGTCTGGTGGTAAGCTTTACACCTATGAAGCTGGCACAACGACGGAAAAAGATACTTACACGACAGCAGATGGCGATATTGCCAATGCAAATCCTGTTATTCTGGATGCCAATGGCTATGCAGATGTATGGCTGGGTTCGGGTTCGTATAAGTTTGTTTTGAAAACGTCTGCTGATGTAGATGTTTGGACGATTGACGACATTCTGGGCGATACGACAACAGGATTTGGTGGCAGTACGACGACCACGGCCGCAAACCTGAATGTTACATCCGTATATAATAAGACCTATATCGAATGCACGGACACTTTAACGCTATCTCTGCTTGATGTGGCAACGGCTGAAGACGGCTTTTATTTCATTGTCAATAACACAGGTTCCGGCACAGTTACAATTGATCCGGATTCATCTGAGCAGGTTGATGGCGCAAGTACAGCGTCAATTGCCGCGAGCAGTTCCGCGATTGTGCGGTGTAACGGTACTTCATGGAATGTTTTGTTTAACGCAACGGTCGCCAGCGATAAGAATAATTCTTTCACGGGCAACAACAGCTTTGCGGGCAAAACAGCCTTTAAGGACGATGGAGAATTAACTGTTTCTAGTGGTGCTATTACGATTACAGGTACCAAACATACTGTTGATACTGAAAGCGATGCGGCCAGCGATGATTTGGAAACAATAAATGGGGGGGCAGACGGTCAGTTTTTAATTATTTCACCGGCAAACGATGCAAGAACGGTTGTATTAAAATCCACGGGCAATATCGATATTGCAAATGACATAACCCTAGACGACAGCAATCTATCAGCCGTCTTGATATATGATAACACCTTGTCAAAGTGGATTGTGCTGTCTAAGCCGACTACATTTGCTGATGCTTCTGACATCGTCACAGGAACGGCAACGGATAAGTCGGTCACTCCTGCACATTTGGATTTTATAACGTTGAGCACGACAACAGCAAGCAATGATGCGGATGTTTCTTTTGATATTGACTTTTCAAAATTCCCCACACAAAGAATTGAGTTTAGCGGGGTGACTCCTGCAACGGATGGTTCTGGATTCAACTTGCAATATTCTGCTAACGGTGGGTCTTCTTATAAAACAGGAAGTTATCAATATGCATCAATAACAAATAATACAAACGCAACCACACCGACAGGAACGGGGGGATTTGGGCAGACAAATATTAACATTGCGCCTGCGGTGGGTAACGCTGCTGGCGAAAGCTGTTATGGATTTTTAGAGATACGGCAAACAACCAGTGACTATTGCCATGTTTCGGGGATTGTCACTTCAATTAATGGCAGTGGATTTTTGGTAAATTATAGAGTTTCTGGCTCATGGGGTGCGGATACAGATTCTATTGACAATGTTCGTTTATTAATGGGATCTGGCAATATCACAAGCGGAACATTTATACACAAAGGTAGCAGATAATGAGAAAACTACACGACGGAACAGAAGTATCTTTAGACACTCCAACCAAAATGAAGAACGGTAAACGCTATCTTTTGACGGATGTGGAAAAGGCAGAAGCTAAAGAACGTGATAAACAGTTCAAAGCCGAACAAGCCGAGCTTGCAAAAACGCAATATCAGCGTGATAGAAAAGAAGAATATCCAGACATCGGCGATCAGCTTGATGTAATCTGGAAAGAGATTAACGAGCAAAGACTTAACGGTAAAAACCTAACACAAGACGCAGATGATATGCTGGGTAAAATACTAGCCGTAAAGAAAAAACACCCTAAGCCAGAAACAAAGAAATGACAACCCTTGCACAATTTGTGGCCCTGTTTATCTGGATGGGCTTTTGGGCTGTTCAAGCTGGACGATCTATGCCTAAGAAATGGACAGCGTGGCAAGATAAAGCTAATTGGCTGTCTTCGGTTCCTGAATTTATACTCGCGCTAAGTATAGGTTTATCAGCTGCAATCGGCTGGGGTGATAAGTTCGACCTATCATGGCTGGCAAAGGGCATCATATTTGTCGCAGGTTCTGCTATATCGTATGCGGGCATACAGGCGGCCACATGGGCATATCTAAAGTGGGAAGGGTATGGAAAACCAAAAGAAACGCGACAAAGCACCCTACGTCCTTTAAACGACGCTATAGGCAAATTGCTGGGCTATAAGCTAGGCGATAAAGGTTATTCATGGATATGGGCAGCCACAAAGGGCTTTATCATTACATTACCTTTAGGCGGCACGGGCATGTTGTTCCTGCCATTGGGTAAAGAACTGGCAAGCCGTGTCTGGAAGCTTTTACCGGGTGACAGATGGTTCCATGCTGAGTTCACGGGCGATGGCATTGCTTATGCCGTATCTGTTTTAACATTCTTATGGGCTACAGGAGTTATTTGATTATGGCACAAAAGATAAAACCCATAAAAATTTTACTGATTGATGACAGCGAGTCTGATGCGTACTTAGTCTGCGAACATGCGGAAGGCCATGAAATCAAGGTGGCACATTATTTAAAGAACGCGCAAAAATTACTTAAAACAACGCATTTCGATTTGATTATTACAGATGTTTCACTGCCGGATTCATTTGGCTTGGATATTATTCAAAAACTTAAAAAGTATGCTCCTGTGTTGGTCATTTCCGGCATCTGTAATAAGAAAATGCAGGAGGCCGCTTTAAGGCATGGCGCTATTGGAGTGATTGATAAAAATAAAATTGAAAATCTTACCTCCACGGTCAATGCCTATGCCACATAGAGATGAAACGCTTCAAATACTTTGGGAACAGCAAAAAGAAAACAACAAGGAATTTAAAGCGATTAGGGATGAAATTATTAAGGGAGATGCCGAGCTATACAAAAAGCTCGATGAAAGATTCGACAAATTAATGTCGATAATTTGGTGGTGCGCTATTTCACTTATATCCATGCTGCTAGGGGTGGTTGGGTATCTTGTTATTTATGGCAGGCCATGGATAAACATCTGAAATAGGGGGTAGTTTGAGAATAGCGATTTTAGCGGCCTTAGTGGCCGTTTTTTTATGGGCGCAACCAGCCAAAGCAAATGTGGGGTTGTGCGCAAGTACAAAAGAACTTGCCGCCGAACTTATAAGCCACGGCTTTGCATTTACATCTACCTTTACAGCTAGACAGGGAATTGTATTGCAGTTGTTTGTATCGCCGATTGATGGCTATGTAATGACATGGGCTAGGGATTTAGGCGAAACATCCTGCATTATATCAACCGGCCCTGTCTGGATTTGGGCGGGGGAGCCGATATGAGCGAGCCTAAAATCCTGCTATGGGATACAGAAATTTCGCACATTATTTCTCAACATTACGACCTTTGGAAAATAAACGTTCCGCATTCAAATATTCTTCATGACTGGTTCATGATCTGCGGACAGTGGAAGTGGTTAGATAAAAAGCGAATTGAAACAGTCAGCCTGTTAGATGATATGCCAAGATTCCTAAACAATTCATGGGATGTGCGTGATTTGCATATTGACGATTACGTGGTTGTTAAAACTCTGCATGGCGTACTGTCTGAAGCTGATATACTTGTTCATCATAATGGCGATAAGTTCGATGTTAAGAAGTTCAATGCTAGGGCCTTGTACCACGGTTTAAAGCCAATTCCAAACATACCGACTGTCGATACACTTAAAGAAGCGCGTAAAGTCTCTGCCATTTCAAGTAATTCACTTGCTTATCTTGGCGAGTACTTCGGATTCCCGGCACAGAAAAGAAAACTAAAGCCCGGAACAATGCAAAAAGCGGGCTTGGGTGATGTAAAAGCGATTAAGGACGTAGTGACATATGGCCGCGGGGATATTCCGCCCTTAGAAGCGCTTTATTACAAATTACGCCCGTTTATGAAGTCGCATCCAAACCTTAACACCTTTATCGAGGGTGGCATGCTCTGCAATTGTGGTTCAGGAAACCTTCAAGCAAGGGGATATAGACGCACTAAAGCGGGAAAATATCAGCGTTACCAGTGCCAAGACTGCGGGTCATGGTCATCAGGGCGTAAAAACTTAATCAGAACACCAGTGGAGATAAGATAAATGTACAAGCTTTCAGCTCGCTCGCAATTGAGACTTGCAAACGTTCATCCTGACCTGAAGAAGGTCGTTGAACGCGCGATAGAACTCACCGAGGTCGATTTTACAGTCTTAGAAGGTATGCGCTCAAAGGAACGTCAGGCCCAACTTGTTAGGTCCGGCGCATCACAAACAATGAATAGCAGGCATTTAACAGGCCATGCTGTTGATCTTGGGGCGTATTTGAATGGTCAGGTCCGTTGGGACTGGCCCCTTTATTACAAAATCTATGATGCTATGGCGGCGGCATCACAGGAATTGGGCACACCCATTGAATGGGGCGGTCATTGGACCACGCTAAAAGATGGCCCGCATTATCAGCTGCCTTGGAAATATTACCCAGAAGAAATCGAAGGAGAATAAAATGATTGAAACTATTGCACAAATTGGTGCTGCAATCCCTGATTGGGTTGCGGCCGTTCTGGCCGTTATGACAGCGGCTAAAGCTATTACAACATTAACGCCAACGAAAACAGACGACGAATGGCTAAACAAGATTCTGCGCGTCTTGAACGTCATTGCGCTTAATGTTGGTAAAGCAAAGAACGCAGACGATAAATGAGCTTGATTTTATCCGAATTGGCACGGCTGGTGGTTTATATCATCGCCGTTGCCATCGGCTTAATCTGGGCCATTCGTTATTTTACTAATCAGGGCAAGAAAGAGGAAAGGGCGGACCAATATGAAGAAACTCTCAATAATCTCGAGAAAGCTAAAAAGGCCCGTGATTCCCTTTCTGATCCTGACAAGCGTGACGATGTTCGCAAGCTGTTCACACGGTCCGACAAGTGACTTTTGCCTTATTTATAATCCTGTGTACAGTCATGCTGATGATACAGAAAAGACAAAGAGCCAGATTGATGAAAATAACGTGGTCTGGCTAGAACTCTGTCAGTAAAAAAGCCCGGCATGGCGGTCGTATTTATCAGAAATTAGCGCAACCAGATCGATCTTGTTCCTTTGGGCGGTATGCAGAGCGATTTTAAGGACTCTGTGAAGGCTTCCTAGATGTTCGACTATGATTGCCGGCAAAGATTCACTAAAACGATTCACGACGCGAATATGGGCGTTTTTGGCATCGAATTTAACCTCGATGTGGTCGGTTCCAATGTCATCCTTTGGATGAAACTTTTCAACGCGTATCAT